GGTGTCTTAACTGCTTATAAATTTCCTGATTCACAGATTTAACAGGTGCCGCTTTTTTGTCGGGCACTCCCAAATATGATTTAATTACTGCTATATGGTCGTAATTAAATTCCTTTAGTTTTTCCTTCGCGACTTCCTCTGAGTAATCAGTTTGTCTCATAATTATTTGGACATTTTCGTCGATTTTTCCGGTTTCAACAAATGAAATATTATCTTCCATATATGAACTAAATAAATTATTTTTTAAATCATATTAAACGAATAGTTATATATATTATTAACAAAATGGATAGAAGAACAAACGCTATTGCTAGATTAAATACTGAAGAATTTGTAAATGAAGTCAATAATGTTATAAAAAATGGATTAAATAAATTACTAGGTGATCATTTGTATAGATATGAATTATTAGAAAGAACGCATGAAGCGCTTATGAATTTACCGAGTATTAGGAATGAATTAAACCAAAACCCTTATGAATCTACGCAATATGATTTTGTAAAAGAGTATAATACTAGACATCGTGATAAAAATGATTTGGATATGATAAAATATGATTTATTAATAGAAAAATTAACAAAAAGAATAGATGAATTAACATATGAAATTAATACATTAAAAACTACTATGTCTGTTAAAGATGAAGAACCAATTAAAGAGGAACCAAAAGAAAATATTAAATTGGTTATTGATACTAGTTTTAATGAGGATGATATTAATAATGATAATGGAAATGTAAAGGAACAGATCAAAAGGATAAGTTTTTTCGCAAGCGAAGCAGACGCAAGTGAAGCAGACGCAAGTGAAGCAGACGCAAGTGAAGCAGACGCAAGTGAAGCAGACGCAAGTGAAGCAGACGCAAGCTCTGTCGCAAGCTTAGAAGAAGAGGACGCAAGTTCTGTCGCAAGCTTAGAAGACGAAGTAGAAGACAAAGTAGAAGTAGAAGACGAAGTAGAAACTGAAAAATCTGATTCTGACATTGAGGAAGAAGCAGAAGAAGTAGCAGATGCAAACGAAGTAGCAGATGTAAACGAAGTAGCAGATGTAAACGAAGTAGCAGTCGCAGAAGTCGCAAGCTTAGAAGAAGAAGAGTTTATTGAAATTGACATCGACGATGTAACATATTGTACGAACAATGAGGAGAACGGGTTTATTTATGAACTAACTGAAGACGGCGATGTAGGCGACAAAGTTGGATATTTAAAGGATGGAGAACCATTCTTTTACGCAGATGAAAAATAAACATTTTCTATTGCCTTTTCCACCTATGAAAAATAAACATTTTCTATTGCCTTTTCCACCTATGAAAAATAAACATTTTCTATTGCCTTTTCCACCTATGAAAAATAAAATATACTTATATTATAATAATTAATGATAAATTTATGCGCACCAGCAATTATTTATTTAATTTTCTCTATTACTCAAATACTAATAGATACATTTAATGGTCTTTACAATACTGTTTTTATGAAATCAATTGTTATGGTGATGGTGACATTATTATTAAATATCTTGTGTGAAAAGGGTTTAAGCGTTGTTTCGTGGGTTATTGTATTTATTCCCTTTATTATGATGACTGTAATTGTAAGCATGTTATTATATATTTTTGGTCTAGACGCATCTACTGGTAAATTAAATTATACTAGTAGTAATACAAATACTAATAATACTTCTACAAATGGTGTAACAGTTGATTCTTTAGGAAATATTATTATTTATGATCCAGAGTATAACTCTACTACAAATCCAGTTTATTATCAATCACCAAATATAATTGTCCCGAATCCAGCAAATAATAACAATGTGCAACCGAGTACCACTACTTCTTATTCACAACCACCACCATCAAATTCTTCAAGCAGTCCAGCTTATCAAAGTTAAAATATTAATAAACGATTTAAAAATAAAATCAGTTATTAATTATCATGATATCTTTTATCGCAAATTTACTAAGAACAATTATATTATGTGCTTTACTAAATGATTATTTAAAACGCGCATATCCTAAAAAGTATGAAGAAATTTTAGTTACAGTATCATTTAATGCTGTATACGCATTTAGTGTGATTCAAATAAAAATAAAACAGGCGCAAAATTATATTTTAAACTCTAATCCAAGATTGTCTGAATTATTAGAAACATATAATAAAACACGCATTAAAAATTCCATAGATTTTGTTTTAAATGGGAAAGTTATTTTTTCGACAACTATTTTGACACCTGACATAGACCATCCTAAAAATTATGATTTCATAATTTATTCTGATGGTAAAAGTATAAACAAGAAACTATTAACAGAAGCAAGCGTAGATAAAAAATATGATTATGAAATGTCAGACATTCGCTTTATACTTGTAGAGTTAAAAATTGGCGACAACACTTATAAAATCGACCTGAAAACAGATAACTATAATTTTTACGTAGTTGGTAATTGTTTTACGAAGAATTTTTTTATATATTATTTGACAGAAATTTTAAAACCAACTCAACAATTAGATAATGATAACAAATTTATTATTAAAATAATTGACCATACTGTTGATACAATTGAATTCGAATTTACAGACAAAAATGAGAACATATTATTGGAGAAAAATGGGTATAAATTGTTAAATACATGTGATAACAATAATGAAGAAAATTGAAAAGTAATAATATATTTATTTAAAACAATTTAAAAAAAAAATGAAATAATTAAATATAAATGGAATCCCAGCAAAGTACAATGACAACTGAAACACCAAATAAGGAAGAATATAATAAGTTATCTGACAATTGGACACTTTGGGCGCATTTACCTCATAATACTGATTGGAGTATTAAGAGTTATATTCCAATTTCGACATTTACGACTGTAGAAGAAACGATAGCTGTAACAGAGACATTGCCTTCAATTTTAGTAGAAAATTGTATGTTATTTATGATGCGTGAAGGTATTAAACCGACATGGGAGGACCCCAAAAATAGAAATGGTGGTTGCTTTTCATATAAGGTTTCTAATAAAAATGTTTACAAGGTTTGGAAGGAGTTGACTTATGTTGTAGTAGGCAATACAGTTAGCAATCAGTTGTCATATGTGAAATGCGTAAATGGGATTACCATTTCTCCTAAAAAAAATTTCTGTATTATAAAAATTTGGATGTCAGATTGTTCGAATCAGAATCCAGCAGTTGTTACAGGTGATTTGAAAGGGTTGTCACCTCAAGGTTGTTTATTTAAAAAACATACACCGGAATATTAGGATAATAAACCGGAATATTAGGATAATAATAATATAAAATATCCATTTAAAAATTTACCAAAATAATAAAATATAATGAAGTATCCATACATTATATTTTATAGATTTGAAAAGTTTGCAAGCGTTGATAATTTTTTTATCGAAAATAATGAAAAACTAGATTGTTCCTTATTTTTTACTAGTGATAAAGAAGATCTAAATAAATTATTCGATTCTAATTATCAAATTTTAATTACTTATGGTGACAACGAATCAGAATATATTTTAAATGTTACTTCTATAATAGCAAATAGAATGCGTAATAGGTGGATTCATTTTAAAGATATATCAAATATTGGAGAATTTAACAGAGCAGTGAATTATTGTTTTATACATAATTGCACTTTTGAAAGACAAAATGTAAGACCCATTTTTTCAGTTTTTACTCCAACTTACAACTCTTACCATAAAATAATTCGCGCCTATAATAGTTTAAAAAACCAGACGTTAAAAGATTGGGAATTTGTTATTATAGACGACTCACCAGATGACGACCATTTTAATTTTTTGAGAAAATTAATGATTAATGATTCGAGAGTCCGTCTTTATAGAAAAAGCGAAAATAATGGTAATATTGGAAATGTTAAAAACGAAGCAGTTGGTTTATGTAGAGGAAAATATGTCTTAGAATTCGATCATGATGATGAAATTTTGCCGTTTGTTTTAAAAAATGCGGCTACATATTTTGACAATAACCCAGAGGTCGGGTTTATTTATATGGATTGTATTTCATTATACGAAAATGGTAACAATCATTTTTACGGTGATTTTATTTGTAAAGGGTATGGTAGTTATTATTGCCAAAAATATAATGGTAAATGGGTTTATGTTTATAATACACCGAATATTAATAATATTACGTTAAGTCATCTAGTTTGCTGTCCGAATCATCCAAGAATTTGGCGCAAAACCGCGCTAATTGAAGCCGGTAATTATTGTGAGTTTTTGCCAATTTGTGACGACTATGAAATTTTATTGAGGACTGCTCTAACGACAAAAATTGCCAAAATTCATAAGTTCGGATATATTCAGTACATGAATGATAATAACAATAATTTTTCTCTAATTAGAAACGGTGAAATAAATCGAATTGGACCAAATTATATAAGTCCAATATTTTATGAGCAAATGAAAATAAATGAACACATGAAAGAGTTGGATGCGCATGAAGACGAAAAATATATTCACGCTAATAGCAAAATTTGGAAACGTGATGATACTATCTATGAGCATAAATATTGTAATAAAATAGTGAATCTAGATTACGATAAACAATATTGTATTGTTGGTTTAGACTCACTAATTTTAAATAAGGATAAAATTGCTTCTCTCTATGAAGACTTAAGAAATGATTTTTTTATAATTGATAACAAATGTGATCTTGGTCATTTACAATATATGTTGGATATTTATGAATTTTCTCGATTTAAATGTTATACATTAATTGATGAAACGCCAGAAATATTAATTAAATATTTTTTGTTACAGTATAAATCGTGTGAAAAATATGAAATTATTAATGATTTTGTATATAAACCCATTTTCAACACAAATTTTGACCAACGTCATTTAGTAATTAACCACATAAGTAACCCTGATGACACATATTTGGAAATAGGTGTGGAAACAGGATATACATTTAACAATGTTCATATGCAAAATAAAACTGGAGTTGATCCGTTACCACATTTTGAATCAGAACATTTGGTTCTAAAAACATCAGATGATTATTTCGAAAATTTAGACACAAATAAAAAATTCGATATAGTTTTTATCGATGGACTACATCAATCCGAACAAGTTGCTAAAGATATAAATAACAGTATTCAGTTTTTAAATGAAAATGGTAAAGTATTACTTGATGATATAATACCATTAAATTATGATGAACAATTGAAAGTACCTCTTAAACACGAAGTACGAAATGGGATTCTGAAAACATTTGTGCCGTGGACTGGTGATGTTTGGAAAACATTGTATCATATTTTATTTTTCTATTCTCAACATATAGATTTCCAATATTTTTATAATATGAATTATAG